TCATTGCGCGATCTCCTTTTTCGGCGTAAAGCGCGACGGCGCCCAGTCGCACACTTCATCCTCGGGGATATGCCCGAACATCATCGTGCACCGCCGGCAGTGCGCGCAGTCAGCGCAGGTTTTTCCATCGGGCAGGTTCATACCGTCGTCAACAGCGGCGCGGCGGTAGGGTTGGCGTTGTTCGGTCATGCGTCACTTCCTTTTGCTTGTTCTGCGGTGGCGGACAGTGCCGAACGTAGCCTTCGCACTGCATCGGCAGCTTTGCTTGTCTCGCAAGGCGCCTGATCTGCGTATTCTTTTGCTGCGGCGTGAAGCAACCGCAACAGCGTATCCCTCTCGGCCAGCTGCTCCCGCAAGGCATCCACCTTGTTGACGGCCCGGTCATACTCGCCCTTGCATTCGCCCAACTGGTCGCGCAGCTCAGCAATGACAGCGGCCTTCGTGTCGCGGTCGGCCTCGGCATCGCGCCTTAAACGCCACTGCTCGGCGCGCTCACTCTCAAGCCGCGCAGCATCATCGTGCGCACACTGAAGCGCTGAAAGTTCGACATAATTGCCGCAACCCACGTCCTGGATCATGCCAGCGTCAGACCATGAGTAGGTCATGATGAAGTTGGACTTCTGATCGGCATTGCTCATGATTGCACCTCTGCGCTGGCGGACAGCGCGGCGCTCACAATGGCCTGCGCGTGCTCACGCATCGAGGCGCGGCCTTGCTCAGGCATGTGCTCCCACGGATAATCCATGCACGCGGCCAGCTTCTTGGCGGCGGCCTCTAAATCCAGATGCTCCTCTTGCACGGCGGCATCAATTCCGTACGAATCACGAAGCTCAGCACGCAGCGCGGCGATAAGGTTCTTCTGTTGCTCGACTACTGTGCTCAGCCGATCAACCTCTCCGGCATCGGATCGGGTGAAGAGCGGAATCTGAGCGCCAGGGTTCGACTGCGCCAGGACTTCGCAGACCTTGTGGTCGTACTGGATATCCCAGTCATCGACCTCTGGCCCGTCGACACCGTGGAAAATGTCGCCGAGCATCAGGAATGCAACGGCCTGTTTTCCGAGTTCGATCCGCTCAATCGCATCCTTCAGCGCCTCGACCTTGGCCACGTCGCCGCCGGTTTCCTGCCAGCATTCCCACAGCGCCTGCTGCTTTTTCGAGCCGTAGTCTTCAGCGCGCACGCCGTTGTGCATGTCACGGGTCGGCGCGCCGGTCGTGTGCTTGGTCTTGTACCGCTCGCAGTGCCATGCCTCGAAGCCTTCGCGCATTTCTTCCTTGCTCATCACTCACCCCTTCGTTTATTTGTCGCCGGACTGCCCGGCCTTCACGCTATTCGATTCCTGCACCAGCAGGCGGTTGATTGCGGATGTAGCGCTTTCGCCTTTGGCCTCAAGGTTCGCCAGAGACTCGGCGGCATCCGGCTGCAACTTGATCCCGCTCAGCCTCCGGCCGCCCCGGGCCAGCAGATTCTTTTCGTGCACCTCGACGCGACTGGTCGATGTCTTTGGTGGTTTATGACTCTTCATTTCTGGTCGTCCAGCATCATTCGGTACTGGCGAAGCCCCAGTTAAGGGGCTTGATGTGTTGATCTGTGCTTAGCAGTCGCGTGGGTGGCAGCCCATTTTCAGCAGCTGCGATTTGATGGCGTCTTCAGCGTCCATCAGCTCGCAAATCAGGTCATCGGAGCAGCCGGTTTTTTCGGCTTCGCGGGTATTGGAGCGCGCTTCGGCCAGCTTGTGCTGCAGGGAGAGAACGCTGGAATCGTTGGTGAATTTGCTCATCTGGTTGTGCTCCGTTGTTCGTTTCGGTCGGCACTGCGCCTCCCATGGAATGAACTATAGGATAGTTGGTGCACCAACGCAAGAAGAGAATTCGATTTATCCGTGGTTTCTGGATTCGGCCTGCTCAGACTTCCCAAACATCGCCGCCGCCTTATCCCCCGACGAGTCGCCATCGGTTGGAATCCAGCGCCCGTATACCCGCGCAATCATGAGCCAGGATGCGTGACCCATCTGCTTGGCCACCCACATCGGATGCTCGCCCGCGCTCAGCATCATGGATGCGTAGGTGTGCCTGGTCTGGTACGGGTTCCGGTAGCGCACGCCTGCCCGTCGAATGGTCGGCGTCCACAATGATTTGCGCAGCTCCTGGTCACCGTTGAATGCCCGGCCGTGCCTCGGGTCGTGGAAAACGGCTTTCCCTTCTATATATGTGTGCTCGCGCTGGGCCTTTAGCGCCTCGAACGACATGGGCAGCAGGCGCACGCTACGAACCCCGGCCGCTGTCTTAGGCGTCTCTGCCTCGCTGGCTGCCGCCGTCAGCCCTCGCGACACCCTCACTTCCCCTCGATGCCAGTCAATGTCGCCCCACTCCAGCGCGACCAGCTCCGACGTTCGCAGGCCGGTCCAGAAGGCGAACTGCAACAGGTTCCGATACTGCCCGGTCGCTGCCGCCAGAATGGCCCGCTGCTCGTCCGGGCTGAATGGATCGATCTCGTCCTCGGTGCGCGGCTTGCCTTTCACTGAATACGTCCAGCCTGCCAGTGGGTTCGATTCGATCAGCTCGTCGTCTACGGCATCGCTCAGGGCCGAGCGCAGGCAGCTTTGCACGTTGGCCAGCCGCTTGTTGGTCGCCGACATCTTGGCCATGGCCGCCTTGACCTCTTTGCGCGTGACCGATGCCAGCGCCAGGTTGCCCAGCGCCGGGACCAGCACCCCCGCAACGATCTTGCGGTACCCATCCAGCGTCGACGCCTTCAGAATGCCGGCCTTGCGCTCAAGCCATTCGTCCAGGTACTGGCCCAGCGGCACCTGTCCGGACTGGCCGACAGCCGACGCCGCCCGCTTCGACCTGGGGAACGCCTCGGCATATTCAAACTCGCCCCGGTGAATCGCCAGATCAATCGAGGCCTTCTGCTGCTGCGCCCGCTTCAGGTTGGCCGGCGTAGGCTCCAGCGGCAGGCGCTCCCGGCACTGCTTGCCGTCGACCATGAACGAGATTTCGATACTGCTTTTCGATGCCGCACGCACCCCGCGCTTCGCAGCCATACGCCACCCCTGACGAATTCGTTTAGTTGGCCGACAGTTTAGACCTGTGCCGCGCTGGGCGGCACCAGGCGTCGACGGCTAGTCGTAGCTTGAACTCGAACTGCTATCGCTTGAGCTGGACGAGCTGCAACTGTCGCTCGACGACCAACTGCTGCCACTGTCGTAGCTGTCATGACTTCGGCTTGAGCAGCTGCTGTGCGATCGCGTCTGCTCGTAGCTGCTGTCCTGATTTATCGGGCTAAATGGACTGAGCGGGTTTAGAGGATTGGTCAGGTCGTTCATTGGGTCATGCTGACCAGATGCTGGGCTTAAGCTCGCCCCGTATCCCGTGCTTGCCCGCTGGGCAGGCGTGCGAAGTTGCGGCTTTGCCTTGCGGCGGAAGAGGCGCTTCAAGAATTTAAACATGGCAAGTCCTCGCCCGCCGTACGCCGGCAGGCTCTTGTGTGTGGTAGGGGTTAGGCTCGGTGGCCGCGCTTGCAGAACCAGTCCAGCGCTTCGATGATGCGCGGGTTTTCATACCAGTCTTCAATCTCGCGGCGCTCATTGCGATCTCGGAAAAAGATCGGTCCGAGGTAGTTGTGCCAGCTCATGAAAACGCGAGTCCCATCAGCTAGCGGCAGCCTGAAGAATGGCGACAGGCAGATAAAGCCGTGTTCGATTCGGATGCAGGTCATAGGAGCCCCGCGCAGTCTTCGAGCAGGCCATTCTTGTCTTCCTGCAGCTGATCCCGCTCCTTGATCAGCGCCTCAACCTTGCGATGGATGTACCGGGCGATTGTCTCGCCTGGGCGCATGTCGGCGGCTGGCGTGCCTCTCAGCACGGCCTCCCATTCGTGTACGGTCAGTTGTTCGGTCATGGCTTCGCCTCATCCCAGTAGATTTCAAGCCAGAGATCAACGAGCTGGCGCTCCTGAGCCTTACAGGCGCATCGGTAACCAAGGGCTCGCAGCTCCTTGAGGATCGCCTTGCACAGCTCAGGGTACTGGTCCTCGTTGCAATAGGTGCTTGTGCCAAACCCGTAGTCGCGCGTGGTGTACTTGTAGTTTCCGGCCTCGGCGGCTTTGGCGATACCGTCCAAGATGGTATCCACCGCAAAGGCTGGGTCTTTTGCCCGGGCAATGTCGCGGGCCTGGTCTGCTGTCATTCTGCTCATGCCTTCACGCTCCAGGTGTTCACATCGGCCAGGTCACCGCGGCGAACAAACTTCGCCCCGCCCGTCAGGTGATGCAGGATCGCGAACTCGGCAGAAGTGCGAGCCAGCGAGTAGGTGCGCCCGGTCGGGCGGTGGGTGTAGATCGTTTCCATGCGGGTTACTCCTGGCTGAGGATGTCGAGTTGGGCTTTGGCGCATTCGTCCGGGCCGTGCGGCAGGCGGGCCGGTTCAACGACTTCGTACTCACTGTCATCACCGTGATGACCAGCCTCACGTCGCGACTCGTTGTCGAACTTGTCGCGCAACGTTTTGCTTATCGTGATTTCGTGGCGCGGAGGCTTCAGAAACTCGATCAATTCAGCGTCAGTCATAGCGTCCATCTTGAGGATGGCCAGCTGCAGGACTTCGCTGATCTCTTCGGTGCCTGATCGCTCCCGGATGCGGTCCATTGCCTGATGAATGCCGGGGCGGACCTTGTGCCTCAGTTCCTTTTCGTCGTACTGCTCGCGCTTCTTCGCGGCCTTCGCTGACCGCTCCTTCGTGCTCTTCGCCATGTTATGCCGCCTTCCTTTGGTTCCATGCCCCGGCGGCCTCGAACAGCTGAGCCGCCTGCTTTTCTTCCAGTGATGTTTCGTAGGGAATCGCAATCCAGCCGCTCGCGGAAAGGTGCAGGGCGTTGCAGGAATCGCGCAGCTCTACATAGAAGTGCTCGATCACGTCCGAAATGTTCGCCGCCAGATGCACGCCTACGGGCGAAACCTCGACGGACTTGCAGTATTCAGCCCCGGCCTGATCGATACACATGCAGCTGATGTAGATCGTCCAGCGGTGCGCTATTTCAAAGATGGCGCTACCGATTTGATGGCTGACAATTCGCCGGGAGTTGGCCACGTTGAACAGCGACTGCTTGCCGCTCGGATCGATGTTCACGATGCAAGTGTGATTGGTCCTGAGCAGCGCCCGGCAGGAACGCTCGACCCTGGTCCGCATGTTGTTCGGCTTGCGCTTTTTCATTCGATAGCCCGCTCGCTGGCAGTTGGTGCTGGGTGAGGCGCGCACGCTGGCGCGACAAGGATCGGATCATTCGCACGAAGAAGGCCCAGGGAAGGCGATGCGATAGGTGTGAACCAGTCGATCCATCTTGTGCCAGCCGATGCCGATCTGATTCCGCACCTTGAGCTTGCCCAGGCCAATCTGTGCCAGGGCCTTGATCCGATCGACCAGAACCTTGTCCTCGATCGGGTTTTCCGATCTGCTGCCCGGGTTACGCCCCGATCCATTACGCAGCTGAATTCCTGAAAGCTTGCAGACCTTCGTTATCCGGTCCTGAGAAATGCCCATGTGCTTGGCCATTTCCGTCTTGGTCATCGTTTCGCTCAGCGTTCGGATTTGATCGGCCATCTGTCGTAGCTCGATCTCTTCCTGCGTCAGCCGAGGCTCGATGCGCGGGGGTAGCGGTTTGAATTCGAAGGTTTGCAGCACGTCGATCTTGCCGCCAGAGCGCAGGAATGCGTCTTGCGCAGAGGCCAGGGTCGATCGGTCCATCATTCGGAGGTCGTTGTATTGGTTCATTTGGCACCCAAAAGAAAGGGCGCTCTCATGGGCGCCCTTTTGGTCGGTTACTTGGTCGGTTATTTGGCCAGCGCCTTGCGCAGGTACGGATCAACGTCGGCCTGGCCGAGCAGCCAGCGCTTATAGTCGGCCGGGATGTCGGCGATCTTCGATCCGGCGTGCTTGCCGAAGCGGATCACGGTCGGGATGCGCGCCTCTTCGGAAATCATCCAGAGGTCTTCGAAGCTGAAAACCGCTGCGCCGTTGCGCAAGGCGATCTCTTCCAGGATCTTGACCAGGAGCCGGCGGCAGTTGAGTACGTCGTCGAGCGCGGCGTGAGCGTTCTGCAAGAGCCCGCGCGCATGCTCCCTGTAGTGCAGGTAGATCATCGCCGACTGACTGTGCGAGTCAGCGTCAGGCCAGAGCGCACGGCTCAGCGCCTGGGTGCAGATCCGCTTCACATCCGGCTGACCGATCACGCCCCAGTCGTAGTCGACGTTGTGGCCGATGATGTAGGTGGTGCCTTCGGGCAGCGCAAATTCGGTGTGCGGCGGGCAGTCGACCAGCTCTTCGTCGTAGATGTGGCTGGTGGCCAGCGCGCCCAGCTCGATCGGCTTCGACGGCTTGTAGCGCTGCAGGAATTCTTCGACGACGCCCAGAGTTTGGATGTCGGCGAGTTTGAGATAGGCGCCTTCGACCATCTGCGGGTCTTTCAGGCCTGTAGTCTCGGAATCGAAAATAATTGCGTTCATTGGTTACCCCTGATTTCACTTGGTTTTGAGTCCGCCAGGCGATGGCCCGGCGGGTTATTGCTTATGCGGCGTGACGATCAATCAAACGGGATGTCGTCGAATTCGTAGTGCGGTTCGCCCTGGTCGTAGCTGTCGTTGCTCGACTGGCTCTGCAGGTGCTTCGGTCGGTTGTCGCGAACCGGTTTTTTCATGAGCTGCTGAACCATCTTGGCCAGCTTCACCGGGGCCATGCACTTAGGATCAAGGATCTCGGAGGCGGTCTTTTCCGACTCGGCGCTGAATGGCGCGTAAATGATCGGGCGTTCCATTCCGGTGGTGCTGGTCTTCTCGATTTCCATCTGGAGCAGCAGGCCGATCGGCTTGCCCATCAGTTCCGGGAAGCCCGGCGCGGTCACTTCTTCGCGCTGCTTGGTGTCGCTGTTCCACTTTTCAAACTTGATCGGCTGCGGCGCTCCGACTGTGCGCAGCTTCAGGCAGGCCATGATTGCGTTAATCATCGCGTGGCCGCCGTCGTTCTGCTTGCCGTGCTGGTAGCTCAGGTTCAGGTAGAAGTTACCTTCCGCCCCGTCTCGGGTCTTGTAGGTGAAGCCGATCCCGGTAGAGCCGGTCTCCTTCTTTTCCATCCATTCGGCCCGGGTGAAGTCGCCGATATACTTGCCGGCCTCGTCGATGAAGGCGGACTTGTTGTCGGCGGAACGTGCGGCGTTAGCGTCAAGATTGAACATGTGGAAGGCTCCTATGCGGCCTGGGTGATTTCGGTAGGTTTGATTTCGTAGTAAGCGCAGATCGCAGCGTCAACCGCCGCCAGGTCGTTCTCGACCATGGAGTCTTCGAACATGCCCATTGGGGCCTTGGTCGTGTCCGATCCGTTGTTGCGGGTGCTGAAGAAGTGCTGGCCGTCCTGGACGACCGACCGGAGAACGATGGTGACCATGCCTTCCAGCGTGATCTTTTCGTCCAGCATCTTTCCGATGGTCTTCATCTTGATCTGGCCGGCGTCTGTTTCCTCGGTGTGACTGAGGATGTAGACGCGAACGTCGTCGGGCAGATGAAGCAGCGCCTCGAAAATGTTCCAGGTGTGCCGGCCGATTTCGGTGAACTTGTCGAAGCCCTTTTCCTCGCTCCGGCGCATGAACTCGTTGGCCAGGATGTATTGGAAGTCATCGATCACGATCACCTTCCGCTTCGTCTGCCGGGTGGCGCCGATGACCTTGTTCCAGTCGTCCGTGACGTAGGGCTTCCATGTCTTTGAATCGCGGAACGGAAGGGGCTTTTTGATGACTTGGATCAGCGCCACGTCGGCGGGCTTGAAGTTGCGCATTGACGCGCTCTTGCCGCTGCCGGACTTGCCGAGGATCAGGGTTACAGTTGCCATGTCGGCACCTCAGATTGGCTGGTTGTCCCACTGGCGCTCGATTTTCAGCGCCTCGTCTTCGTACTCTTTGCGGTCATCACCCTGGAACTGCTCAGGGTCGAACGCGCCTACCTTCATCCAGTCGAGCTGGGCGGTCAGTCGTGGTGTGTTCATTGGCGCCTCAGTAGGTCAGGGCGATGGCCGGGATCTTTCCCTGCACAATCAGCGTGATGGCTTGCTTGGCGCAGGCTTCGGTCAACCCGTTGGCGGTGAAGGCTTCCAGTGCAGACCGGTTGATCTTGGCGCGGTGCGCCGTATCGGCTGCACGGGCTTCCTGCTGACGGACAATCTCGGCGGCGGCATCGTCTGCACGCTTCTGCTCATCAAGGCGTGCCTGCTCGACGGCCTTCTCTTGCCGGGTCGCAGCCTCTTTGCGCTCACGCTCGGCGCGCTGGTCGGCTTCTTCCTTTTCGCGTTTCGCCTGATCGGCCTTTCGCTCGGCGTCCTCTGCCTGCTGCTTCAGCTGCCGCTCGCGCTGCTCGGCCTGATCCCGCTCGCGCTGGGCTGCCTCGTCGGCGTCACGCTGCGCCTGCTCGGCCGCTTCCCTTCTGATTCGCTCGTCATGCTCACGCTGGGCGCGCGCTTCGTCGTCAGCGCGGCGCTGGGCCAGTTCTGCCTGATCCGCCTCGTACTGTTCCTGGTCGACCAGGGCCTTGCGCAGGGTCACCAGAGCGGCAGCCTTTGCCCGGTGCGCGTCAGCCTCGAACTCTTCCAGCTCCTGGTTGATCACAAGGCTGTCCAGGTCTTGGATCTTGGCGCCGATCAGTGCGGCGCTCATGCCGGCGGTGTCGGTGTTTTCGATGTGCTCGATCACGGCCTTGTGCGCATCAATTCGGGCATCCTCTGCGGCCTGCCATTCGTTCAGCGGTCGGCGGACCTGCTCCTGAAGCGCCTCAAGGGTTTCGCGCATCCGCTTGCGCTCGGCGTCGATCAGCTTCGGGACTTCCTTAAGTTCGGCCACCAGCTTTTTGCCGGCGTCATCCAGGGCCACTCTCGACTTCGCGACGTTGTGGGCAATCGAGGCGATGGCGGCGCGACCCTTTGCGGTGCTGGTGTCTGGAACGAAAGCCAGAACCTCGTCGCGGATCTTTTGCAGCCAAGGCTCCAGGCCGTTCGGTGCGCTATAGACAGCCAGCGCGGTTTCCTTTGGCGGCACGGTGGCCAGCTCAGTCGTTGCGTTCATGTTCACCCCTTGTACGTCGAAAGTCCCGTGCAAGGGACTGTTAGATGCATTTCCATTCAAGCCAAAGAAGTCGCCGATCTTCTCGACTGCGGCCGAAACACGCTTGGCGCTTGCCTTGTCTTCCTCGGCCTGCCGTCGCCTTCTGTCGTCCAGGCGCTGCGAGTGCTCCGGGTTGGCCGCGTCGTAGTCGTGGAACAGATCGGTCGGTGCTGCCTTGGGTCGGCCGTAATCGTCGTATCGCCGGTCCCACTCCCGGGCCTGGGCGCTGTCTGCGTAGCTGGTGCTCATGGCTCAGCCCTCAGCAGCTGGTCGCCGATGATGCGCAGGCGGTTGCGGATGCGGTTGCCTTGGGCGTTGATCTCTTTGCGCTCATCGAGCAGTCGAGCCATGGCCCGAAAGCTGCCGTCGTCTTCCTCGGTCCAGGTGTCGTCGTAGGTCTGCACCTCACTGACGGCGTGGTGCCAGCCATGCCACACGATGCAGCATTCGTTTTCGTGCGTTTCGCCGCTCATGTACCGGTTGCGAAATGGCTTCAGGTCGACGAATGTTTCGGCGGCGGCATGCTGTTCGCGGATGGCCTGAGCGTTCTTTCGCCATGCCTCGCGATGCCGGGAATATGCCTTGGCCAGCTCGCGCAACTTGTCATCAGTCGTCTGCGTCATGGCCGAGCTCTCACGGCAATCCTGTTGCCTTTCTGCGTGGCATACATTTTCTTCGGGAGGTCGCAAACCCGGAAGTCGCGGGACATGCCCAGCAGTCCGTAGATCTGCGTGCTGACTTCGATAAGTCCAAGGCTGCGCTCGATCTCTTCGAGCTGATCGTCGATCAGTGATTTAACCGGTGAAGTAGTCATGCGTGCATCCTCTCGGTGGCGCTGCAAAGGCGGGAGACGCGAGCGCTTCGGGCCGCCGTGAGGCTGCTGTTCATCTGGGTCGACTCGTCGTAATCAATGTCGCCGCGCCAGAGTGCGTAGGAGATAAACCCCTGCAGGTAATTCAGGTCAGACTCGCTGCCAACCAGGTCGCCGGCGGGCATTGCGTGGATCTTTTTCAATCGTTCATCGAAAACCGCTCTCGCTGTGGAGTTGAACATTTCAGTTTCCCTCGGTGACGTGGAAGAGACCGCTAATTTTCTGCTTTAAAGGCGGCTGTGATGGTGGAAGGTGCGAGCCGAGCTATTGCCTGGCATGCGTTGCTGAGACTGTCGGTACGTCCTGGAGCCAGGATATACAGCCGAGTCGCCCATCGCCTTGGTTACGAACAGGCCGCGAAGGCTCAGCGCGTCAATTTCAAATTCGTCGCCCAAGAGGGCTACACCCGTTTTGTCTTTCATGTTTGCACCCCTGCTGTTTTTGGTTGGTAGTTTTCCCACTGCCGACTCATCGAATCGGCACTGGCGAAAGGGTCCAGGCCGCGCTACTGGCGACCGGCCTGGATTGTTGCGTCAAGTTGTACGCTCTCGTTCGGTTGGCCTACCGGTGTTCCTGCCGATCCGCGGTGAGATCGATGGCCGATTTCCGCTGCCTGTCAGGTGTTGGGCGCAGCCTTCAGGCTTGCTACGCCACGCAGATGACTCACCATTGTCAGTCCATGATGGAATCTCCTATTGCTCGCTCACTGGGCAGGCAGTGGCCACCTATTGAATATTCAAACTGCTCACTCCATTGCCGCCTGAGTGTGGCGGGGCGCATCGCTTGCCGGGTCATTCGCACGGTTAAGGCTTTCGCCATCGATCAGCCGCAAAGGGTTTTCCCTTTCGTGGGCAGGCTTTCGGGCCTGTCTGATCGCCGGTCGCCGACAGAGGCGGCGCGGTCTATTGGTTGTTGCGCAGATTGTATAAAGAGCGAGTCGTCTGGTCTCTCGGAAGGGACCGCTTCGATGGGTTAAAAGGTAACTCAAGGTTGCGAGCCTGTAAAGTCCTTTCGATGAAATAATTTTTAAGTTGCAAGACCCCTCGAAGGGACTAAAATTTGCGTAACACCGTTGAAGGCTCCGCAACTGTTAGTTACCATTAGGTATCAACCGGCGAGGGAGTCGTTTATGCAAGGTGTTCCGCTAAAGCAGTTGGTTGCAGATCTTGGCCCGGCCAAGGTGGGAAAAATGCTTGGTGTTAGTCACCAGGGAATCACGAAGGCGGTAGAGGCCGGGCGAGACATTCTCATCACTGTGCTACCGGACGGAAAGGCAAAAGGGATCGAGCTCAGCGACTTCCCGAAAGCAAAGAAGAAAGCAGCACCAGACTGATAATAGTGAACGAAAGGGGTTTATATGCCACACGTACCAGAAGAGCTGATGCACGAAAAGCAAACAAAGATGCGTCTTGGATATGAGAAGCACAAAAGGTTTGTCAAGATGGCGCATGACAACGAGCTGCTGCACTCTGTGTTCCTTCGGGCTTTAGCCGAGGACACCCTGGCGTACTGGGAAGAGCACGGCGAGTTGCCTGACTTCATGCAAAAGAAGCACGCATAATCAATCATTAATCACAGGGGGTTTGATGTGGGCAGGGATGGGTATTTTGTAGTTAACCAAGGCGTAATCGCCGAATCTGATGCATTTACGCACCCACTGGGAAAGGAGTTCGGGCGGTGACTAAGGAATATTACGAGAGCGTAATCGGAATTGAGAACCTGGCCCGGTGGGAAGCAATGGCGGCTTCAAAAAACATGACCGGAATGCAGCTTGCAGAACTCATGACCGCCAAGGCAGTACAAGCCTTTGATGACATCGATAGCTACCCGGATCAGGAACGGACTGATCCGGCGTCCAGCGCAGGCAAAAACGTGATTCACGTTAATTTCAAGGCTGCATCCCATCGGAAAGGCCGCCCGGCCTACCGGAACACAGGAAGACGGTTAGAGAGTCGCGTCGGACTTCTCAAAATAACGGTCCCTTCCACGTCACCTAGCACCACTTCTTCAGCGGTCTCTTCCACGTCACCTGATACTGCTATTCCATACAGTAGTTGTTAACTTAACAGACTGCATTCAGCCGCGCCACGTTTCGGGCGTCAGAATAACGTAGCGCGGATCATATAGAGCAATTTCAATCAGGGGTGATGAAATGACGGATGGAATACTAAGCGGGACCGTTGAGGTGCAATGCGGCGACCTGTCTGGACCGGCGCTTGACTGGGCGGTCGCGAAGGTTGAGAGCGTGTTTGTGCATATCGGAGACCCTGAGCTCGGCGATGATCTTCGTGTCTTCTTCGTTCGCGGTGGCTGCCTGGCAACCATTGTTAGGTACTCGCCATCCACTGACTGGCGGTTTGGCGGCCCATTGATCGATCGATACAACCTATCCCTGCTCGCCCCGGATGAGGGGTTTAGCCAGTGGTCAGTCGTTAAGGAATGGTGCCACGGCAATATCGAAGCGACCTATCCGGAATCCCCGACAGCCCTGATCGCTGCCTGCCGGGCCATCGTCGCCGAGAACCTGGGCGAGGTCGTGAGCGTGCCGGCTGAGCTGGTCGAAAATAAATAACCTTTTCAGGTTGAACATTCGCGCCGTCAAGGTTACTGTGATTCGTACCAGAGGGGTGAACTATGAATAGCGACCAATTCGACAAACTGTCAGAGCTCATTGATTCAGATGGCGGGCCAGGCGCACAAGGCGCAAGGCTCGTCCTGGTGGAAGGCGTGAAGGCAAAAGAGGCTGCCGAGGTGGTGGGTGTGACCTTCCAATCGGTCTACAAGTCCGTGCGCCGTTTCAAGAAAGCATTCGAGCTCGCTAAGGCTGTCCATCAGTAGAGCCTAGATTTTCGTTTCAAGGCGGTATACCGTGCAGCCTAGTCT